TGTGACTAGGGGACTGGTATGGCATCTATTGGGTAATCATTCCCTAGATGCACGATACTTCGACCCTACTTGGTACGAAGTTATGGATAGACTTCGTACACAAGGTTGCAGGATTGGTGAAAAGACGCATGAGTATGAGCTTTTCTCCGCAATGGGAAATGGGTTCACTTTTGAACTTGAGTCCCTTATATTTTGGAGTTTAGCCTGTGCAACATGCTCCATTCTTACTTTGCCCGAGGACGTCACTGTCTACGGGGACGATATTACCATTCCAGTTGAGGCGGTACCTCTCTTTACTGAGGTATTAACCTATGCTGGTTTTCGCTTAAATGGCGATAAGTCGTTCTTCACGACAGATGGCCCTTTGTTCCGCGAAAGCTGCGGTCGTCATTACCTTGACGGCAAAGACGTGACTCCCTTCTATATCGACACCAGGCTTGACACGCCTGATCAAATAATCTTGCTTGCGAACAACATCGTGAGATGGAGTTTGCAAAGTGACGGAACTCTGGACGGGAGGCTCTTGCCTCTATGGTCCTTTGTAGTTAGTCACCTTCACAAAGATTATTTGAAAATCGGTATTCCATTTTCCATGGATGCCAATGATGGACTTATACTTCCTTTTGATAAAGTCCATCCGTCGATAGCCTATTTGGGAAATCCTGTAATAAGGAATTCCCCGCGCCCCCCAAGAAGCCAATTGGCCATTGGGTACCGTATAAAAACAGTTGTCTGGGAAAACCGAGAGGTTAAACCCAGTGGGCACGTAGGTCTTGTTAGCTGGTTATACAACGCTGAAAGGCGTCGTTTTTCAGCTCCGCAACAGGAACCCGACTATTATCTCAAGATTAAGCGTCAAGATGCGCCTCGTCCTGAAGTATATGGTTGTATTCCACGTCTAATTGCGGAATCCCTGCGCAAACCTCGGCATGAATCTCCTTCGCCAAGGATAGTACAGGAACAAAGGGTACCTAAAGATCTGCGAAAGCGGATACTAAAGGTAAAAAGTCGCATAGTCAGGTCATGGACAGATGTTGGTCCATGGGTGGTGTGGAAAAGCGAAAGCTTGGTGCCACTGGGTGAAAATTCTTAGTCACCCAGGGTACTAAACCAGATTTGGC